AGCCATCCTATCTAGCATGTCCTCCACCTTTTCCATCCTCTCCGTTATGCTGATCCCTTTCACTTGAAACCTGCCAATCACGCCACAATTCCAAGCATGGATGATCCTGTGTATGAAAATGCTATCAAATACTTGGAAAAGAGACATTGTCATTATGGCTCTAGGTTTGACCCCCACACGACCACCCAAATCCTTAGCACTGTTTTCAAACTTCACAAAACATGATGGTTCTAGAAATTTCTTGCTACATTTCCCTGTCCTGTTGAATTCCATCCATTCCTCCACATCACTCAGTATTGTCTTCATTGCTTTCTTACCCTGGTAATGGCGAACGTACTCCATCGCTTTGGCCTGGTAGCTCCCATCTCCCTCAGAACACTCTTTTAAGTCAACATGTTCGACAAGCTGTTTGGCCAAGAACTTCCCGAATTCAGCACATTCCTTTACCGCCTCAAAACGCACCTCTTTAGGGGGACCGTTCATTGATCTTGCCATGGCCAAAGCTACTGTGACGGGATTAGTGGTCGGAATGCAAGGAACACAAGCTCCAATGCCGTTTGGAGTCGTAACCAAAATAGGACCGAGTGGTATGAACCCAACACTCTTTTGCTTGATCGGTTTCGACCACTCAAAATTCAATTTCTCAAAGCGATTAAAATTCTTATCAAGATTACCATCAGCATCTATATAACCACCTTGGGTAGCCACTTGAAGAATGGATTGGACTTTATCAGCGAAGAGTGAATGTACAGGGGCCTCATACAACCGGGCTCCAGGAAGAAGATAACCTGGCAAGTTGGGGTCTCTGTAACCATACCCATAAGCACTCACCAAAACTTTAGAGTAGAAGAAGGCATTTGAGAGGATACCACCGATTGATGCATCGACGTTGTAATGCTTTCTCCCCAAACTCCCCGCTATTGCATCAGACGAGACGCCCATCCTATCGCAGATTTCCCTCTCATTCAACATCCATGCTATTGAACTATGAGAATACGGAACATCTGTCTCAATGACTTCCACTTTGACAGGTCCTCTCCAAGTGCCATTGAAGATTCTATTCAACGTTCTGCCGAACCAACCAGTAGGAATTCTCGTGAAGGAAAAGACAGCTTTGTCTCTAGCAACTTTATCCTGAAATTGTATCAACTCCCTCCTATGCTCTGGCGTTCTTATATCATCATTTGACCCTTGATAATAGAAGTC